TTTTGTTGTTGCTTCATTTGCTTAATTAAATTATACAGGTTATACAGGTTATATATTATATTCATATAAAGGTTATTTGTTTATCTTGCTCGGACCCTCGTACACTGCCCTGGGGGTAATTTCATCGCCAGTACGGTGCCACCGCCTTCTTGTTTATATATTCTATCTTGACTGACTCCGAGTGACCTCTGGGCGATTACGCAGAACCGTGTGTGGCGTTCAACTCCTTTTTTTACATCGCACATTCTCTCGAACTCTTTTTTAAATCCACAGTCGCAGTAAAAGTAGGGGACTGTGGAGGATACCTTATTGACTTTGTTATTCTTCGGCATTTTATAGTGTGTTATTAATTATTTTATACGATTACTTACCTGGCGAGAATCCATTTCAATTTTTTTTGTTTCTTTAAATAAATCGGGTCCAGATAATTTAACGAGTCCATACCCAGTCGTCCTTGGCGATGATACCGTCCCACCAGTCAGGAACGCTGTCGTTCTCGGGGTCTTCGCATTCTCGGACGACGTGTTCTATCATTTCTGTTTTTTTCATTTCAATACGCTCTTTCTTCGTCATCCAGTTGTCCGACGACATATTAATCAAGATTCCGTATAATTGGTTTTTGGTGTATGTCTTGAGAGCACTTATCAATTTATTTTTCTCAATTACTGCCCTACACTTGGAGCATATTTTTATTTGAATGTGGACTTGTGCTGATAAGCATTCGGTACAGGTCATCTTGGAGGGGGTTTCGTTGTTAGTATTCATTTTATTAGTTCGTCTTGGCGGTTTGTTTATTATTTTATAATCTTTTTTTGTTTGGTTTCAAGAGGTTCAATTTTTTTTCATTCCTTAAGTAAATCGGGTTCACTACAAATTGTATTGATTTAGTGGTCGGGGTGGATTGTGTGTTTAACCTTCTCCCAGGGTTCTAATACCCTCTTTTGTTTGATTGCCTTGTGCTTGAATAAGATTAGCATCTCCTTGTGGGTAATGGTCTCGTCGTCATTAGATGCCTTGATTACACGGGCGAGGACATCTTGTCTGTATTTTGCGGTGTATTTTTTGGTGGTATCCATCTCGTGGGAGAGTGCCTCAAATGTCTCGGTGCCTCTGTAGGATAAAATCATTCTTACGATTTCGGTCGGGAGTGCGTTCATTTTGTTAGTTAGTCTTGGTTTTGTTTAGTGTCTGTTATTTATTTTATACTCCTGTTAAAAAAGCAAAAAAAGAGTTCAATTTTACGAGTGGTAGAATAAAAAAGGGACAAAGTGCCCCTTTTTTATTTTGTTTTTGCTTAATTAATTTTAAAAATTATACATTATACAGTTTTATATATTTTATACATTATTTATTACTTACCTGTTTAGTTTGCCTCTGCCTCTGCCTCGGAGCACCCACCCTGGACCCACTTAATATACCGTGCGACTTGGTTTGGGGTGGAGCACTTTAAACAAATTGCCCGTTGGTAAAAACCGTAGCACTCTCCGCCCTCACCGCACCCGTCGCACTCCTCGTCGGCGTCGTGACCGAACCCCTTTGCCTCCAGGTTATAAATGTTTAACTCGTGGCACTCGTAGCACAGGTTTATACAGTTGACGTCTCCCTCCTCGTCCTCCCAGACCGACTCGCAGTTAATAAAACCGTCGTCCATTATTATAGTCTTGAGGCACACGGTACAGTAGCACTCTGCGTCTGGGTCTGCTACTGCTCCCTCTAGGCGGGTTGAATAGTTTAGCGGGTGGTTGGGGTTATAAATAGACCCGTCTTTTACCCCCTCTTTATCGTCTATTACCGCCTGAGCGTCCAGTGCGTCGTCTATTACCGCTTGGCACGGTCGGCACAACCACGCCTCGCTGTTGAATACTGTGCCCGCTCCCTCGCACTTTAAACAGCAGTCGTGCTCGGTACACTCTGGGTTAGTGACACCGTCGTAGCAAATACAGAGGTCCTCTTCATTATCTGACTCTGAGTTATAGTTTTTGTTGACGTTGTTGGCGTTTGCGTTCATTTTGTTAGTTTGTTGTCTTGGTTTTTAGTTTTACTGGTCTATAATTATTATTTTATACTTTTATTATTACGGAGCAAAAGCATTTCAATTTTTTTTGTTTTATTAAATAAAATAAGGAGAGTCAAAAAAATTGAGTTTATAATAGTTTGTTAAGTTGTCTGTCTTATCTTAACAAATATTAATAATAAAAATAAAAGGGGGCAACTCGTAAAATTGAACTCTTTTTTTGCTTTTTTACAAGGAGTATAAAATAAAATAATATTATTAACGCCCTATAAAATTGAACGCTAGTCAAAATTATAGTCCAAACTCAAAATAACAAGAATAGATTTTTAGTAAAACGCATTTTATTAATAATCTAAAAAAAATTGAAACAGATTTTCAACAGTAAAATAAACGTATAATAAACCAAACCAACCCAGCAAGACTAACTAACTAACAAAATGCCTAAAGGAACTAAACAATTCGCAATGGGAGGACTCCGCAGAAGTGTATCCTGTGCCTGTGGGTGGAGCGTCGGACAAAAAGACCAGAGAACCGCCAATACCGCCTGGAGACTCCACTCCAAGGTCTGCGAGGTGCTTAAGGGTGCCGATAAGGAGCAAATGGCAGAACTCAGGGAGATGTCTAACAGCAAAATAGATGCCACTAATGGAATGAGAAATGGATGGGGTGGGTGCGTCAAGGAGGGCAAGGCACTCGCTGGAGAATATGTAATGACCTCCCAGGACGGTGATTATACCTGCCACCCCTCGATAAAAAATATGAGTATAGATGTGAAGCGAATGGCGATGGAACTTGCCGACGCAATGGAGACCAGGACTATCACCGATGAAATGATTGAAATCGCCCAGCACGTCGCAGGTGAACCGACGGTGAAAAAGGCGGGCGGTAAATAAATAACCTGTATATAAATATAATGTATAACCTGTATAATGTATAACCTGTATAATGTATAATTTAATAGTTTAATTAATCAAAATATTAAAGGGGCGTTTGCTCTTTTTTTTATCTCAAATATTTTAACAAGGCAGGACAAAGACCCGTCTTGACCTCTTTTTTTTTAATTAGAGTCAGCAGGTTAATGGGGATATAAATGTGGTCCTTTTCGTCGCTTTTAATCTCCGCCCGTGAGAATGACTTGCGGTTAAAGGTCTTGAATAACTCTTCATCGTATTCTATCCAATAAATAGCATCGGTGAAATTAAAGACCAATTTTATCTTTTTATCCGTCGCCTTTTGCGTCTTATTTAAAGTAATCATCGTTTCATTATAGCAGGCGTAGGTGTTCTTTCTGCTCTTTTGCTCGTAGTCACTCTCTTCATCGTAAAAATCAAAGTCATCATACTGCGACTGGTATTGCTTCAAATCGGTCTTAAAATATTCTTTTAAAATCGGATAAGTATAATTTTCCTGTTCTTTGCCCCAGAGATAATCGTCGTGATAGTGTACCATCTATATATTACATTCATATATAATTCTCCTTTAAGTGATAATAATGGTAAATTACTTATTTAGATTAAATAATTAATAAAAATAATCTGTATAATGTATATAATGAAAAACTGGATGTTTGACGATGTAGAAAAACCGACGGCGACGGCGGGGGATATTAAGAGGAATAAGATGGACCACGACAGTATCCAGGCACGCATTAATACACCGATGACGGGCGAGGATTTAGAGAGATGTACGGGGGTCGCCCCTGGCGATATAATCAAATATTCGGCGTTGGACGATTATAAATCTATTGAAGACCTCTTACCCACCGATGGGGCATTTAAAATCATATTGATAGAGGACAAGTATAATTCGGGTCACTGGGTCGCCGTGTTCCGCAGAGGCAAGACGATTGAATATTTTAACTCTTACGGGGCAAAATGGGACACCGATTGGAAGTTTATTAACCGAATGATGCGGACCATTCTCGGGGAGAATACAAATGAAATGACCCGACTGATGGATAAAGCAGAGAGCGACGGGTGGAAGGTTATTTGGAATAAACGCAAGTTTCAAAAATTAGGTAATAATATACAGACCTGTGGACGCTGGGTGTCGATGAGGATTGAGACCTTTAAAATGGGATATGACCTTGCCGACTTTGATAAAATGATTAATAGATTTAAATCGGAATCTGGTGGTAATACGGATTGGGTTGTTGCCAAGTATATCAAATAAGGGGTGTGCGTTTGGGCGATGTGCGATTTAGTTTAGAGAGTCCGCCAGTGAGGACCACTTTTTATTTTAAAATAAAGTTTGCTGATATGCCATACTCTGTGGAACAAATCGCACATCGCCCAATCGCACAGGCAGACTTTATATAAAAATCATTTATAATATTTTACAAATGATTTAAACATTAAACTAATATATAACTATAAACAAATGAATATCCATCCCAGAGAATATGAACCCCAATCTAAATATGAATACCACTTGGACGCAATATGTAAGAATGTATTTGCGAAAAAGTTTTTTGCCGAGGAGGCGACCAAGATATTATTCCAGGCAAAGTTCGGACAGGGCGAGGAGCACCCCGATGTCACGCTGATGAAAATGAAACAGATGGCGTATTTTGCTTACCTCTCTATATAATTATTCTGCCTTAATATAGTTATTGAGGGCGGTGTCTACCGAGGTCCCCATCGCACTCGTGTCGTCCTTCATCTCCTCCGCCATCTTGCCGTATTTATCGGTTAAAAATATTGACCGCAACATCGAGCAACCTATTTTCTTGCCGAATATCTTATTCAATAGACGGGTCATATCGGTGCTAGTGGTGATGCCAGTACCGTCCGCTTTCATTAGAAAATGGGACGCTTTCTCTGGGGTCTTTTTCTTGAGTTCCTTTGCGTCAGGGTGAAACTTCAAATAGACCTTTAAGATGTCTTGGAGTTCCGTTGGGACATCCACTATTTTCTGCTGGTATTTCTTCTGGGTCTTGTAATTGTTAAATACCCACTTCCACTCGCTAATGTCTAAATAGTTGTGGTCGGTGTCGGCAGGTACCTTCTTAACGATAGACATATCCACGTAGTCCTTATTTCTTCTGGGTGCTTGGAGAGTGTAGAGAGAGAGGACAACCAATTTTAAAAGTTCGTCGTATTCCTCTGGACTAATCTTTTTCTTATTTTGTATCTTGGGGATTATTTCTTGTAGGGAACTCTGTATTTCTTTTACATCGCCCTGTTCCATCCAGTTCTCCTTAACCTTCGGAGTCTTCTCGGTATTGTCTTTTAATTCTTTATTGAGATTAACTAAATGTTCGTAAAACTTGGCGTACAGTTTCTTAAACTTCGCCTCTGGTCGGTCCTTGAGTGCCGAGACAACACTTATTAAATAAGTTCGGCGGGTGTTGGGTTTCGCTTCATTTATTTTATCTAACAGGTCGGTATTAGAGAGAAACTTGAGATTGTTGACGGACTTGCCTCCGTTTAGTTTAGTTAGATTATATAAATATAACTTTCGGGAAGTTGCGGAGATGTCGGGTTTATTGCTAAAAGGGTCAAATGTGGGTTCAGTCATTATATAGATTAATTATAAAATAATCTGTCTAATTCTTCTTAAATGTAATAATTATAGAGGTTTCTCTCTTAAATAAAATATAGAGTTAGTTTATAATGTCAGGAAGTTTTTACACTCTCAATTCAAAATACAACTCGTTGTTGTCGTTATTTAACTCTTTCTTCCCGTACCCTCCTGGTCCGACACCTTACCCTC